AATTTGAGAATTATTCGATATCTCTGCATCATATTCCTTGATCCTTATTGTACGATCTTCTTTCATTTCATCGTCATGTTGTTTCTTCACTTCATATATCTTCTGATTGACATCAATGTTGTGTTTGGTATTTGATATTAAGTCTTTGTTGTTAGAGAGTTTGTCTTTAACAACAGTGTTCATACTTGAGAAGATTTGAATGTCGAGCAAGTCCTCGATGATGGCACGACGATCAGCAGCAGACAACTGCATGAACGGTGTGAAAGATGCTGAACCAAGAATGACGATCTGTGTGAAAGACTTGTAGTTTAGTTTAAGAATAAACTTCTCTAGATAGTCTTGGTAGTCTCTGACAGAAGCATCCTGATTCAGCAAAACTGAGTCTTGATATATCTCAAAGATGTTGGGTTTGATACCACGAACAATCTTATACGACTTTCCGTTAGTATCAAACTCAACTTCTACTACAGTATCCTTGTTGTTAATTGAGTTTACAAGGTTTGGTTTGTTAATGTTACGAAATGCTTTACCAAACAACGCAAAACACAACGCATCAAGCATTGTAGATTTACCCGATCCATTGTTACCAACAATCAAAGTATTTGATGCATTATCAAGTTTTATTTCTGTGAAATAATTTCCAGTGGAAAGAAGATTCTTCCACTTTACATTACGAAAAAATATCATTATTTAAATTTAGGTCCGTCTACCCAAACAACGATTGAACGTCTTGTTCCTTTTGTTACTGGTGCAACACCATGAATCATGAAAGAAGGGAATGCCAACACTCTTCCTTTTTTCTGTTCCATCTTTATTAATTTTTCAGGATCAGGTGATCCTGTTTGAATATAAAAATCTCCACCTTCATAATCATCTGGATCAGATAAAATCAAACTTAAAGATAGTTTTCTTGTTTCTGCCATTTCAATTGGTTTGTCCAAACCAAGAACCGTATCCATATGATAATCATATTTTCCAGGTTCTTCTCCTTCTTTACCTTCATATATTGTGTACTGAAAAGATTCAAAACCATTCAAGTCAAATTCATAAAATCTTCTATTCAATTGATCTGCAACAAAAAGCAATCTATCAAATATCCATTGATTTTCTGGATTAGGATTTCCCCAAGCAACTGTAGATTTTCTGGCAGGATTATTTAAATCACTTACACCATCTTTACCTACAGTATAAGATTCTTCTTTCTTTAACGTTTCGCAATACTCAAAAACTTTTTCTAGTTCTTCTTCAGTAAACAAATCGTCCCAATAAACATATGGATATGTAACTCCTGCACGTTCCTTAGGAAACAAATATAACATTCTACTCATTCTGTTTTCTCCACATTCAATGCCTCAACATAAAGTTCACGCATTACTGTTTTTAATTTATCTGGTTCGACATTCAATTGTAGACCATCAATATACTTAGAAAGTATAGTCATTGTATCTTCGGCTTGATCGATCAAATCTTGATCTTGGTCAAGTGAAACTTCAGTGAAGTCCTCTACAATTGACAAGTCAGATATTCCACATTTATATAGGTTATCAATAACAGTGTCGAACATGAATGGATTCTGTTTGTTGATGACAACCACTTTTACATAAGTGTCTTTGTATTGTGTGTAATCATATTGTTTCCAATATTCAAAATCTTGTTTCATATCATCATAGGTTATCTTGTGAAAGATTCTATATGGATTCTGAATAAAGGTAAGTTCTCTAGTATCGGTATCAAAGATGTGAAATCCACGTGGATCATTATAATCTGCCCAAGTCATTTCACCTGGAGTACCAACATAGGTAATATGACCGTCACTTGATTTATGGTGGAAGTGTCCGGTCAATACTATATCATACTTCTTTAAAGATGATTTGTCAATACCTTCATGGCAAATATTACCTCTATCCATTTCAAAACCGGCGATCTCAAAATGACCGAAACATATCTGTGATCTAGATTCTTTTATTTTCTCAAAGATTTCAACTTGGTTATCATCACATATCCAAGGTACGATATCAATAGGAATACCCCGAAAATCAACTGTACTAAAAGAATCGTATATAAAAATATTTTCGTAATCATTTAAGAGTAAAGATGATGAGTTAACCTCTAATGTATTCTTGTATGCAACATCATGGTTACCCAGAAGGGTATGAAAAGTAATACCATTATCTTTAATAGGATCAAAGAAATATCTACGTACAAGATAGAGAGAATTGAAATTAATAAACTTACGGCGATCAAATAAATCTCCTAGTTGTACTATGGTATCAATATTATTCTCTTTGAGATATGGAAAGAATATCTCAGAATAGAACTTCTCATAGTGTCGGTGAAAGTCTAAAGAGTCACCACGCATTCCGTGATGCGTATCTCCTAATATGCAAATTTTCATAATGTTATTCTACGTCAGGTGCTAGGAAGTTGTCAACTCCCTTATTTGTTTTTGCCTTTTTCTTCTTCTTGTTTTCTTCAAAGTTATGAATAAATTCCGATATGTTTTCGTACATCTCGAATTGTTTGTAATTGCCATCTATGTCCTCAAACATTTCTGCTTCGTCTAGTATGCCAAACTGTTCTGTTGCTTTGTACTTCACATATAGTTGTTTCTTCTCTTTCATAATTCTACGCAAGAAAGCATAGTAAATGATCTGTGTAAAATAGGCAAATGGATTCTTTGATTTGTCAGGATCAAAGTTTCTAAAATACATTAGACAGTTCTCAATACCATCGGCAATCATCTCATCACGGAAAGAATAAGATATAAAATTCGGTTTACGTGACAGATGTTCGGCGATCTTTAAGAAACATTCTCCGATGTAATTTGGTATAGGTGGTTCTGATTTTCCCTCTTTTTCTGCAAGATCACACTTAGTTTTATAGTCAACAAGTGCGGCAAGGAACTCATCGTTCTTCACATAATGTTTTTCATTTGCCATATAATTTTCTTTCTACGCTTGACAGTTTTATTTTTCTTTGTATAATGGTTTGTGCTTCAATGAAGTTTTGTTCGCTTTATTTCCTCAATAGCTTCCATTACCTCAGCAGGCATTTCAGTTTCTTCTACTTCTAGATCAGCCGATTCTATTTCACTTTGTAGATATTCATCTAATAGTTTACCAAAATCTTCTTGACGTTGTATATTAATTTCAACCATCTTATTATAGTAGTCAACTAATTTCTTTTTGGGATTAAAGTAAGTTAATACATCCGAATTAGAAACAACAGCATGATCTTCTTCTATTAGTTCGTTAGGTAACCATGGTGCAATCAACATCATAGTTTGTCCAGTAGGTAATCTACGAAAGATTAAACGCATAGGATTAGTTAGTTTAACCATGTTTCCAGTTTGTGCGATATCAGATATGATATCATCTCCATTCTGCATACGAATTAGTTTAATGTTCATGTTTTTATCTCTATGTTGTAAAACTTATAGTTGAACTTTTCATCATCATAAATCTTAACACGTTCTATGAAATGTTTCAAGGTAAAATTGACATTTTTACCGTGTCTAAAATCATCTGCTATGTCGAATAAGACTGCTTCTTTTTTGTTGTCTCCGATTCGCAATCCTCTTCCAATTGATTGTAGATTTCTGACTCTAGATTTAGATGGCGAGGCAAAGACCACGTTATGTAGATTGCGTATATTAACGCCGGTACTAAAAGTACCATAAGAAGCAACAATAATGGCATCGTTTTCTTTCTCCGTTATAGATCGAACTGACTCACGAACTTCTGTGTCAGTACCACCAAAGACAAAGAACACATGTCTATTCTTAGCGTGTTCTTTAATGGCTGCATACAAATTCTTTCCGTGTTTCTCAACGAACTGGAATAGTATGAGAGTGTTTCCTTCAAGGGATAGTGCCAGATTACGAATGAACTCATTTCTTTTCTGGTTCATAACTATATATTCTATTTCTGTTTGATAGTCCCATCCTTTTGCAATCTTACGAACTGATTCTGGATATTCTAATATCAAACATTTGATTTTAAAATCTGCAAGTTGTTTATCTTCAATTAGTTTTGCAGTGGTAGTTGACTGATGTAGAGGACCAAACAATCCTTCAAGTACCAATCTATGTGTCTGTGTTCCATCAATCGTACCAGTACAACCAATACGATACTCTGCATTGACTAGACCAGACATAATGGTAGTTAATGACTTTGATTTGAACTGATGTGCCTCATCTCCAAATACAAAATCAAACTGTTCAAAATATTCAGGCGGATTCTTGTAGATAGATTGCCAAGTAGTAATAGTCAGAAACTTATCTGTATGCTTGTCTTTTCCTGAATACTGTCTATGGGTGTTGTTTGCGGCATCGTAACCATAAGATTCAAAATCAGAATACATTTGCTCAACAAGAGAAGTTGTAGGAACAATTAGTAATCCTTTCTTATAACCTTTATATTGCAGATATCTTAGAATCAAATATTGAATCAAAGATTTACCTGATCCAGTAGGTGATAATAACAACATTCGTTTGTTTCTTATGGCAGTAAGAAATGCTTTGTATTGATAATCTCTTATGCCTTCTGTTATAATATCTTTGTTAAGATCAAGTTGTTCTAAGAATTCATTTGCTTCGACAGCAGAAAAATTAACTGTTGAATTTACATCAGGTAAAATTTCTAATTCATAATCTCTTTCTTCACAAAACTTTTCAATGTATGGAATTAATCCATGATAGATCGTAAAGGTTCTGAGATCAGCCAGTCGTATCTTACCATCCCAAAGTTTATTCTTAAACGCAGGCATGAACTGATAACCTGGAACATAGAATGTAAAGTAGTCAGCAAGTTCTTGTGCCGTACTACGTTCACATTCAAATGATATGTACGCTTCGTTTAGTTTGCGTAAAGTTAAATCTGCCATTATCCACCATTAACAAATCTCTCCCACGCAATAAAGTCACGCAATTGATATGTTCGAGAATTAAGTTCTTTTATAATTGAAATACAAACATCAATGATTTCATCATGCACAAGTTTCTTTGCTTTGTACTTGTTGATATCTTCATCTGCTTCTAAGTATGTAGCGATATCAGATTTGAGTGCAAATGGAAACGGATCCCATCCATACTTTTTCAAATCATCATCGTCTAGTTTACCAGTATAATATTCCCATTTAAGTTTCTTCCAACGATTAAGTTGAAACTCAGCATCTCTTGCCATCATACGATGATTGGACAAGATGGTAACATATTTACTGTGTAGTTTAGGAATGTTTAGAAGTTCTTTACCAGGTTCAGTACGATCAATCTCGGCGTCTTTACGCCACATTTCCAATAGTTCTTCAAGCTGTTTCATAAAGTAGTCTCCTTTAAGGAGAGTATATACTAATTAATAAAGGAATTCAAGCTGAAAATATGAATATCTGAACGTTACGTCGGCAGTAATAATATTATCTGGTGTGTCAGTAGACGAGAAAATAATTGACGATAATGATATAGGAAAACTGTCAACAAATCTTAACTTGTAATGAGGTTTGTTTGACGATGAAAGTACCGTTAAAATACCTTCGGCAAATTGTGGAAAATTAGGATTAACAAACGGTGACAAATCTTTTAGTCCTGCATACTCAGCATAGTCTGTAGGGAATGTAATACCACGCATCCAATCATGGATTTCTTTCCATGAAGTTAAATTTTCATCAACTAAAAATGTTACGTTAAACGGTTCATATATCAACTTCTCACCTGGAGAATATAGATCGACGTAAGGAGTATTGCGAGGAATTTCTGCAAGAGATATTCCAGGCATAGTTACTGACTGACAAAAATACTGTGTATTAGAGACACGAGGAAATGTCAGTATAAACTTATTACCGTGTTGTAAACTTGGATTAATTGCCATAGTTATTCCTATTTGTTTCTACTATTTATGTGCATAAAAAAAGAGGGATCCGAAGATCCCTCTAAAGAACATCATATTGTTATTATTATGAACTACTAAAATTACATTAAGTTTGCAATCTTGAATGCACGATAGTAGAAGTTTGACTGACGGTGTAGAACGCCTTCGCCTTGTGTTGTACCCTCAGCGAATGGGTTTGCTACCATACCGTAACGAGTCTTGAAGCCAATTTTTGGTTGGAAGCTGCCAGTATCAACAGCACGAACCATTTGTAGAGGTACGTATGGGCAGTAGAAAATACCTGCATCATAAGCGTTTGTACCCTTATAACCAATAACTGCGAACTCAGATGTTGAGCCAGTTGGGAAATATGGATCAATGTACACTTTGATACGACCAAACAATGTACCAGCAAATGTGTTACCAGTGTCGTCAACTGTTAGGTTAACTTGACCTTGTAGAGCTGATTGATAGTCTAATAGACCAGCCATTGCAAGAGCAGAAGCAACGTCTGATGAACAGATCATCATGTTACCTTTTCCTCTACGAGTTGTCTTTGCAATTGTGTTAGCTTCACGCTCGATTTGGAATGCCAAGCCTTTGATCTTTTCAACCATCCAACGACCGTTAGAGTCTGTGTCTAGGTTGAAAGTACCTTTTGTTGTTGTACCAACTTGAGCACCTGTCTTAGCAACTGCGTAGATTGTACGAACAACTTCACGATTGATCTCAGCAAGAATTTCTGATGACAGAATGTTTGAAAGTTCTGTCTCAGCATCTAGACCATGAACTGCTTTAAGGTCTTGTGCTAATTCCATTGAGTATTCTGCTTTCAGAGCACGGGTCTTAGCAGTTACAGTTACTTTCTCGATTGAGAAAGCCATTTCTTCAAATGCTGGTGAACCTGATGTACCAAGTGCTTCAGCATCTGCTGTAGCCATTGGAGGTCCTGCAACGATTGTGTTTGCAAATACGTTATCTGTTGCTGATGTATCAGAATCAAGCGTATATGTAACAGATGTAGCAGACTCAGCACCTGCGTGACGAGTGTTAGCCTCGTTGTAGAATGCTTCTGTACCACTTTGTGTACCATAACGTGTACGCATTGCGAAGATTAGACCTGTTGGGCCTGTCATTGGCTGAACGCCGCAAACATCGTATGCGATTAGGTTAGGTAATGAACGACGAACTAAAGAAATGATGATTGGGTCGAAACCAGCTACTGGGCCTGTAGCAGTTGCAGTACCACTAAAACCACCTGTACCAGCAGAGTTAGTTGGTGATGCTTCTGTCATGAAGCCAGTCTTTCTCATTTCTTCAACTTGGTTTTCTAGAACCACAGCGGTAACTGCTTTACGATATGGATCTTTAATAGCAGGTAGTTCTGGGTGATTCAGAACTTCATCCCACTTAGATTGTAAGCCTTCAGACAAATACATGTAAGTCTCCTTGTTTTTTGTTTAATTAAATTCTTGTTTTAGAAATTGCACTTGATACTGCGGCAACAAATGGATCTACCACTTTCTTATCGCCTGTTTCAGCATCTTCAATTTTTTCGTGCAGTTGTTCAACGGATGCTTTCTTTACACCTGTTGGGAAATAGTTTTCACGGATAGTATCAAGTTTTTCTTTGTACTCTTCCTCTGTGGAAAAGTCTACACCCTCTGCGAGTGATTTGATTTTTTCAACTTGAGTATCTGTTAAACCTTCGCAAACTGAACGAACGATTTCTTGTTTAGTTGATTCTACTAAAGCTTTTCTTAACTCAATACCGTGTTCGATTTCTTCGTTAAGTTTATCTTCTAGTTCTTCAACTTTGGTTGCTAATTCATCTACTAGATCAACTTTATCTTCTGGAACATCGATGTAATGTTCTGCAAATAGATTACGTAGACCTGCGATGAAATCTTCGGTAATTTCTGAACGTAGTCCAGATTCGATAGCAATTTCATTGTCTGCCATCCACTGTTCAACAACATACTCTAGGTAGTCGTTTACTTTGTTTGTTAGATCAGACTTAATTTCTTCAACTGCTTCTTCGAACATTGAAGCATATTTAACTTCAACTTCTTCTTCGATCTGTGCAACACGATCCATGATACGTGCTTCAAAGATTGTAGCAGCTTTTGATTTGAATTCTTCTGAAAGAGCATCATCGTCGGAGAACATATGGTTAACGTCCTCTTTCATTTTGTCTTTCCACATTTTCTTTTCATCTAGAAGGTTATCAACTTCTTCTTCTTCTTCGTTGTCGAGATTAAGTTCGCCTTCTAGTTCCTCATCTTCATGCATAGTTTTCTTACCGCCCTGTGGGTGGTTTTGTGTATCTGAAGATGCAGCAGATGGTTTAGTTGTTGGAGCAGTCGCACTCTTAGCAGCCTTTGTTGTATCGATCTTATTAGAATCGTCCATTGGCTTACTATTCTGAGGTGTTGGACCACCTAGATCAACTTCTTCACCTGGAAGTTTAGCTGGAGGCATAGCTGATGCAGACTTCTTGCTTGATGCAAGAATATCAGCTGCTGCTTCTAGTAATTTGTTCTTGGTTGTCATTTAGGGTTCTCCTTTTATGATTTGAATATTTATAAATTTAAAGTTTTCTGATAAAGTTTTCAAATAGTTTCAGGGCAACTGACTCTAATTGTTGTTTAGATGCCTGTCTGATTTGTCTTTTTGCGTTGTCTATGTCCATTTCAACATAACGACCTTCAACAAACAACCATTCTTTGTTCTCCATAATACCGTTAACAAAGGCACCTGGAGCTGAAGGATCGGCAACAATATCTGCCGCTGTTGCTAGACGTAGATCGTCCTGAACCAGATTGTATCCTTCTCTGGTCATTGTAACTGAACCCATGGCTCTTGATGAAACACCAAGATTAACACCACTGTCAATAAAGTTCTTAACGATGTTACCATAAGGAGTATCAAGAATTAAAGCCTTTCCATAGAAGGTGTTGCCATCTTCTTTTAGACTTACAATCTTGTGTGACACTCTTTCTAAGTTTAATGTAGGAGTGTCTGGATGACCTAACTCTCCTAACGCACGATTTGTTTTGATAAATTCTTCTGTGTAACGATCAACTTCATTACGCAGAGTATCCATTTTGTACATACGGTTGTTCTTGTTTACAGTATCGCCAACAAGAAATGTACCTTCGATGTATAGATTCTTTTTTCCGTTCTCAGTTTTTTCCGTTAAATACTTAACGTCATCGAACATTTCGGTAATTAGTTTCATTATAGTGATACTCCTGTTGTTGGATCAACATTATATGTTGCTTGTTTTGATAGTTCCATAACAATAGTACCACCTGTTGCAATCGTAATTACAATACTTTGTGTATTGTTATTTGCAAGAGAATAAGCATAGTCATCAAAACGCATTTCGCCTGTGTTATGAACAGTAGCCATTTCAATACTATTACGAACAATAGAAATGTTACCGTTAGTAGACCACATCATTCTACGAATATCAGCACTTGTAACTGTTTCTGTTGTAGGATTTTTTCTTAAATCAGTCAAAGCAACAGTGTAAGTACCTGGTCCGGTAGCTCTAACTAATGTCGCTCCTCTTAACGAGTTTGTAATTTCTAATGGCATTTTATCTTATCCCCATTGATTTGCGGCGGCGCATAGACATTTTTCTTTTCATTAATGTTCGTCTTAACTTTGCACGACCTTTTGTTTTCCAATATCTTTTCATCATTCTGGTTTTATGAATTCTAGTTGCAACTGGAATTCTTTTTACTGTACCACCAGCACCGATTCTATAACCTTTAATTGCAGAACGTTTAACATTTCGTTGTACAATAATTTTACCTTTTTTATTTCGACGAATACGACGACGAATCTTATGAATTCTACCAGACTTAACAATGTTTAAAGACTTTGCTTCATCCAGTTCTTCTAAATCATAATCAAAAGATTCATTTGCAATCTTCTTTTTTTGTTCATCAAGTCTACGATCTAGTATGGCAAACAACTGCTCATACATCAAATCTTTCACCTTGTTTCCGTCACCATTAATAATAGCTTCTATGATATTCATTCTATTCTTAATGAGTATTCATGGAACTTATCAAACATAATTGGATCATTAAGTTTTTGTTCCATTTTTATTTTATTTTCTTCACTTAAACTATGGTAAAGTTTTAACATAGATTGTGCAGTTTCTGGATCAACTGATCTTGAATCAGTATCAAACCAAATTTCTTGTGATTCATCAAGTTGTGCAACATGTTTTAATGCTTCAATCACTGTTATGGTTGTTTCTTCTGCTTGAATTGCAGAATCAATACCAGGTCCATATGGTATTGTAAAATGTTTATCTAACAACTTGTTATAATACAACGCTACTCTAGTGCCGTCTGGAAACAATCTAACAGTAATTCTTTTTAATAATAAAATATTAGGAGGATCCTTAATGTTTAACGGCTCTTCCACAATAGATTGTTTAGTAGGATCGTATTTTTCTCTACCAACATAAACTTTATGTGCTCTATATTTTTTTCCTGCTGCATTAACTTTATAATCGGCAGAATCTAAAACACCTTCGTTTAATTCTTCTTTAACTACTCGACGAGCTTGAGTATAAATCTGTTTGTT